CAGGCGATCCCGCGCTGTTGACAGCACATCCGAGTCGCTCTTTAAGGGTTTACCCCCAAGCGCGACGTTGCCGACAGCGTTGATACCAGTATAGTCAGACATTAGCACTTCCAACGTCTAAGTGACGCTTTAGCTCGTTCCGCATCGCCTTTAGCGTGGGCCACAACCCCTTCCATTCTAGCGCAGAAGCTAGACTTCCTGCCCTTATCGGCTTCCGTCTTCGGATTTGGCGCTGGTGCTTTCAAATGACTACCAGTCGCCGCGTTGTACTTCTCGCGCCCCTTCGCGGTCAGACCAGCGCCCTCTTTGACCGAGAGTTTCTCGCCGCGCCCAACCGATAAAGACACGCTTTTCTTCATTTCTTCTTTGCCGTCTTAGCCGATTCTTTAAAGTCTTTAGCCGTTGGCGCTGCTTTGCTGCCAACCTTGTTCATCTTCTCGCCAGAACCCGCTTTGATTCGTTCCTGTTTGGCGTGAATGTTAGCGTACAGACCAGGCTTACTCATTTCTTCTTCGCCGCTTCGCGCTTGGTAGCGTAGGCAATCGCAACTGCTTGTTTGACTGGCTTGCCAGCCTTCACTTCAGTCTTGATGTTTTCTTTGAACGCTTTGGGGGAGGCAGACTTTTTGAGCATGGCTTAAGAACCCATCCAAGATCCAGACATTGTAGACCCACTGGACCGTAACGTCCTAGGTGGCTCTTTGTACTCACGATGCGCTACAGGATAGGCAAACGTCACCGCCAACGCATCCGCTGCATCAGGACTCGCCAACCCCCTAGCCTTCATCTCTTTCTTACCTTCCAGAAAGATAGTCCCGGCACTATTGGGCTTCTTCATGGGTCCGACCAGATCCGCCTTTAACTGCCGATCCTTCGGAATGCTCGCAGACCGTAACCAGTCCCGCATCGCACCCCACATCTCCGCCCGCTTATTGCCCCACATTACCGGGTTCTTGGCTTTCCAACCAAAGTTCACCCCACGCACCTTATACCTCTGCTCCGTTAATCTGTCAAGTATTCCATACCCTAGACCGCCTTCATCAATAACCGTCAGCGTTGGCTTGTACTCTTCAATCGCGTCAATCACATTGCCAACCGTGGTCATCGTATCGTCCCCACGAAACCTCTTAATCGCCACAATGTCACGCCCCTGCCTCACCACAATCACCGTTGCATCCAACCCACCTCGAGCAGGATCCACGCCAATGACAATCGGCGCAGTCGTGTCTTTGTACTTCTCCCTTTCCATCGCATCGTCCACAACCCTGGGGCCAATAAACTGATCATCCCCACTCGCTGGAAATTCTCCGTACACTTCAACTCTCGCCTGAGGGGAATCTTCACCGTACTCGGCAATGATCTGCTCATAAGTGTTCTTGTCCGTCCCCTCCACCTCCCTCGCATCAATTTGCTTGCCTTTCCAGAAATCCCTTTTTCCATGGAATGTCTCAAAGAAGTACCCGCTGTTACGCCGGGGGTTGCTAAACGCAAACCAGTAGCGGTCCAGAATGTTTTCCGTGAAAAAACCCGCACCCACCGCCCAGATCGGGTCAGGGATACCTGACGCTTCGTCAAAGATCAACATCATGCCGTCGTGGTTATGCACACCCGCATACGCATCTGGGTTTTCCTCAGACCAAAGCTTCCCCTCTGCCGCCCAATAGCGCGTTCCCTTCTTCAAATCCCGTTCAACCAGTTCCGTTAACCACGCAGCAGGCACGATCTTCGTGGCACTAATCTCCCACCAGTAGCTGTTGATAATCATCGCCTGCCACTTGGTCAACTCACCCCAGGTCACCGAGCGCAGCTGGCTCTCGCTGTTTGCCGACACAATCACCGTCGAGCCAATCCTGGTAGTCAGCATCCACAGAATCAGCCAACTCACTAGCGCTGACTTACCAATCCCTCGCCCGCTCGAAACCGCCTCGCGCAGCGTCTCCATGTCCACCTTGCCCTGATTCGCCTTAATGTGGGCGGCAATGTCGCGCAGGATCTCGCGCTGCCATTTCCTAGGCCCGCTGAACTTTGCCAACGGCGTGTTCGCTTGCCCCCACGGAAACGCGAACAAAACGAAGTTTTCCGGGTTATCCGCAATCGTTGGCGACCAGAGTTTGGTCATTAGGATCTGTTCGTCTTCGGCGCTGTAGCGAGTTTTTTGCATTTTTTAAAAAATAAAAAAAAATTAGTGCGGCCCCACCGTTACTGTGACCGGTCGCCGCCGGCCCTACCCGACCCCCTCGGTCCGTACGGGAAAACCCTAACCGGCCCTGCCGGAGCTTGAACTTTCGGCCCTAAGTCATTGATCTGATTGGACTTTTGGCTCGACGTCGGCGCATCAGTGAAAGGCGCGGCGGAGACGGCTTCCGCCATAACCCTAGGATTCATGCGGGTTTGCGGGGTGTTCGACTCCTGTTCCCATCGTTGTTCCCATCGTAATCGCATCCGTAACAGGCGTAACGCCAACCGTAACAGGCTCGGTTACGCCAAGCAGCGGCGTGTCCATCTCCACGATCTCGGCCTCAATCAGCCTAGCTTGCGCTTGGGCGAGAGCGTCGGTGATGGAGATATTCCCGCTCACCTCGATCTGGCGCGGTGCTTCGGTCCAGCGCATCTGCGTCTTAGTCCACCAGATTAGCGAGGCTACGTCGCCGGCCATCGCCTTCTGGAACAGCGTCTGCCCGATGCCGGCGCTCGCCTTAGCCCGCCCGCGCTCGAGTTCCGTCATGAAATGCTTGCGTAGCGTATGCAGGTGAATCCCGTCGCCGATCAGCGGGGCGATGTGGTGCTCTGCCACCCCCCAGTTCGCCAGCTTCTCAACCATCTCGCGATCCTTGTCGCTTGGTTCAAACTCAGGTCGCCCCGATCCGGGTTGCGGCCCTCCTCTTTTCTTCTTTTCTTGATTCTGTTTTCCTTTTTCGATCATTTCCACATTTTCTCCTCAATGCGACATCCTACATCACCGTAACGGCCCGCATCGTACCGTAACACCGTAACACTCTAAGAGTGTGTTACGTTACGTTACGGTAAAAACGCCTTTGCCGCCGTAACATGTTACGCCGTGTTACGGCGTGTTACGGTTGTTACGGACTAACTTTCAGAATGAGTTTAGCTCCTAACTCCCGATCCAAAACCACCCAACCCTTGTCCTGCTTGCCTATTATTTTGGCATCGGTCAGATCCTTAACGATCATCCCCGTCCTAGCTGACGCCTTGAGGTGCTGATCGACCACCGTGGTTTTGACACCCTGCTCAAGCAAAAACGTCTTGAACGCCTCTCGAGCGATGTACGGCTGGTTGTTAACAACTTCGGCTCCGCCAACGAACCACGCACGCTCCAAGTTGATCTTATGCTCTGCCAACTTATCCTCTTTGGGGGTAGGAATACGCAGATCGCCCTCTTGGAACATCTCAAACACGGCACCAGGCAACGGCAACCCATCCTCATCCTGCCAACCAAGATCCACTGGACTGAGACAACCATAGCGATCCGCTGGTTCTGGCGCATCCTTTTGCTTAGTGCAGCTAACCACAATCTCATTGGTCTTGCCATGAACCAGAATACTGGCATCCAATGCCCCGCGCCACGCGCTAGAACCTCGCGCACGCTGTTTTGCCTCGCTGTTGTGACCTAGGTGGTGGATAAGCATTGTCGTGGCACTGAGAGCCATTGAGACGATGTTACAGGCATTGATCATCGCCCTTGTATCTTTAGCGCTGTTCTCGTCGCCACTCATATGATTGTTCAGGGTGTCGATGTTGACCAGCGCCACTGGCTCGGAAGTCAACGCCCGGACTGCCGCGATAACCTGCGCTGCCGCGCCGGGTGCGTCCATGTCCAGCGCTTTGTTGCTGATCAAAAGGTTGTCCAAAGACTGGACGCCCTTTGACTTACACCAACTGGCTATGCGCTGGCGCATCCCGTAGTTACCTTCGCCTGCGAGGTAAACCACAATACCCGGCTTGGTCCGAATACCGTGCCAGTCAATTCCTGACGCAATGCAACAGGCCATGTCCAGCGCAACAAACGTCTTACCTACGCCTGACTCGCCATACATCATCGCCGTGGCATATGCCGGCAACCACCCCTTCACGATCCACGGCACAGGGCTTGGTTGGCCCAAGAAGCTCGTTGCACGGGTCAGGAAGTAGTCTCGTGTCTCCTCTTGTGTAAAAAGCGTGTCAAGGGCCGCAGAACCGAGCGCGTTACTGGCCGCAACGTCTGCGTCTGGCTCGTACCGCGTAACTGACCTTGCAATCTGCTTGATCTCGCTGCTTGGTAACGGGATCTCACACCGTGTCTCATTTGCAACACTAATCGCGGCCAGGATCTCGGCTTCGGTCATGCCGAACGAACGCATGGCTCCGGCCAAACTAGTCAGACCATCGTTACGGTTACCTTGGATCAGATCGCCGTTGGTGGTAGGTGCAACCTTGCGCCGACCGAGGTGCGGCATCCAGGGTTCTGGGATCTTAGCCGGGGCTACACCGTCGAACGGATCGCTTGAGGCTTCCCACTCATACACCCGATCTTCAATGCTCGACGGGTAAACCAAGAAGTAGCGCCCGTCTGACAAAAGGTCGATGCCGTCTGCTAACTTGCACGATCTGACGCCATCTGCGTGCAACGTCAGGTAATGTTGCCCGCCGCCTGCGGTCAGGGCCATCGCCCCGTCTGGCATAGGCCCGTGTTCAGATAGCCAACGCTCCCAACTTTGGTCACCGCCGTTGCGTGGGTCAATGTCAAACACCACGATCCCGCTGGCGCTGCCGCAGGCAATACCGATATTGAGGCTTGGGTTTTGTGCCCACCAGCGCTTGATTTGTTCTGGGTCTGTAGTGGCGTCGTTAACCCCGTGGGCGGTAGCTGGGATCTTGCCGTTTGGCACTACGGGCAGGACGGCCCAGCCCCATTCTGCGTAGCGCAGCGCTGCTTCAATCTTGCTGGTGGTCTGCACGAAACGTCCCCTCTGTCTTGACTTCTATCTCGTACTGACGCGCCATTGGCGGGCGTTCGCCCCACTTGTATATCACCTGGGGCCACACCCCCAGAGCATCTGCTAGCCGCTTTAGGCTACCAAAATGCTGGATTGCTTCCTCTGTTGTCACTTTTTTTCCACTCCGGTTGAAATCTGGTGTTGACATCTTACGGAGAACTGCGTAGTCTTGCAAACACTGCGCGAACAGATGGCCTGACGGTGCAGACACACAGAGGTACGCGAGATGTCAAACCTAACATTCAAATACGTTCGAAACGAAAGCGAATGGATCAAGATCACCCGCGACAACGACAAACGCAACTTCACGTTTGCCCGTGGTTACAAGGGTGAAGCGCTGGCATTTGAAAGGGACACGCTGTCGTTCAAGTGGATTTCAAACTGGACCGAGGCTCTTGATCGCGCCAACCGGAGCTTGGCTACTTATTCTTAAATCAACCGGGGGCTACGGCCCCCACCAAGGAGTTAGAGATGGACGATAAAGACTACCAAGACCCGCTCTGGGTCACCGCGTTGGTTTCGTTGCTGGTTGGCGTTGCCGCCGGTGCCGGCCTGTTCTTTGCCCTGTCAGGAGGCATCTGATGGCGATCCAACTTAAACGAACCAAGGAAGCCACGGCTCAGGCGGTCAAGCTGTTGGTTTACGGCCAAGCAGGGGCAGGCAAGACCAGCCTGATCCCAACCCTGCCTGCGCCGGTGATCTTGAGCGCTGAGGGCGGCTTGCTATCGATTGCCGATACCAACCTACCTTTTATTGAAATCACAAGCATGGAGGAGCTTAGAGAGGCGTACAAGTGGCTCGCAAGCAGCGCCGAAAGTCGTGAGTTTGAATCGGTGGCGTTGGATAGCATCAGCGAGATTGCTGAGGTTGTCTTGAACACCGAGAAAAAGATCAACAAAGATCCTCGAGCGGCGTACGGGGCGATGCAAGAGCAAATGGCCGACAT